GTTGTCCTCCTAGTACAGGGTGGGAAGAAATTGTCAGACACTGGGTTGACTAGAAATTTTACTCTTTGTTTCCCGTGCTCCCCTGAGCAGGCTTCAGTGTTAAAGTATGATGACCCTCTATCTAGTTACAGTTACTGCAATGGATTTGTAACAACCCCTATGATGTACTTGCGTGAGCCTGAGATGCAAAAGGGCCTGACAATGAAATACTCATTTCTATCTTTCTTCTGCTCGAACTTAGATAGGATGAGAAATCGGCCTGATTCTATAATAGCATCATTTTTACCCATGATACTTGGATTACATGCTAAGAGAAAGACAGAAGCATTCCTACATTCCATGAGATATCTACTTGCAAATGCTACTGGCAAGTACACGAATCTCACAAAAATGTTGGAGTCATTAGAGCCTGAAAAGGCAACTGATGCATTTTCCAAATCACTGTATTACGAGTTGTACAGCAATTACTATAATTATTTCTCTGATATAAATAATGAGAAAAAGAACTCTTTTAGGCACCCTATAATTAATAATTGTATCATACAAGAAATGTCAGATCTCCCTATATGCATATACCTGACATACCTCATGCCCAAGTCTCCTACCAGTCAAGTCACTGAGCAGGTCATGAACTTGAAAGGCATACTTTCTACTCACCATGAATTTTATAAATTTGCCAACAGGGATGACCATCCTTGGGATCAGCTGCAAGCTTATGAAACTTCTCAGTGGAAAGAGTCGACTCATAATCTCTTTAATTATTCCAAACACGTTGCATTTGCAACAGGGAAAGTTGCAGCAAACTTCCTGAAGGCGAATGAGAAATGTGCCGACATACCATCTTGCTGGGCCAAAAATTTGAACAAATCCTGGGTTGAAGTGGCTAACTCTTCAGGCTTGCGATATAAAGAAGGAGACTTTTTTGGACTAAAGGGTCACTTCGTCTTATCTGAGGAACTCTTGTCAATTTTAGATTTTAACGAGTTTAAGGACTTTTGCATTGAAAATGAGAACAAATTGCTAAACAAACAGATCAACAAATTTAAAAACTTAGATATTACTTTTTCTGAATACTTGTCAGAAGCTGACTGTGAGCTTTATTTCCATGTAGTAGACAAACAACAGAGAGGTGGAGGAAGGGAAATTTATGTGATGGATTTGATGACAAAATCTTTCCAGCAGCCTTTGGAAGGATTTTTTGGTAACCTTTGTTCCCTATTTCCAAATGAATTTGTGAGCATTCCTTCCAATCAAAGATTGGGCAAGATCCACAGTATGTTGTTTGAGCATGAGAACCATAAGAGAAGTAGGATTTACGCTACCATGGACTGCACTAAGTGGGCTCCAAGGTGCAACATTGCAAAGTATATTTATTTCATCCTTGGGATGTCTGAAGTTTTACCTTCCGGGTTTATCACTTATTTTTTGGGTTTTTTCTATAAAATGCTGTACAAAAAGCAAATCATTTCACCTAAAACTTGGATTCAATATCAGACTGATCCGCATTACAAAGATTATGGTCACTATATAGAAACTGGAGTCATCGGTGGAAGAGCCAACACACCATTTATAAGAACGCCTTATTCCTTCATGATGGGAATTTTTAATAAGCTTTCTTCATTAATGTTCGCTGCAAACGTCATTACATTTAATCATTATCGACCTTGCCTGATGATCAATTATTTCAATGCAGAGGTTGTTACACATTCAGATGATTCAGCTGGCGAATTTGAAGCTGACAATGAGGCAGACTTGGAGACTGGCATCGGTTGGTATGACAACTTTATCGCTTGTGATAATCACAATCTGTC